CCGGTGACTCCCACCTCTGCGTGGTGCTGACGGTCAGAGGACGTCCCGAACGTTCCAAGTGCCGACTGATGGCGAGTGGCAAATCGTCATCCCTATGTTCTAGGTAGGTCAAGCACTTCAGCAGAGCATCGTAGCCATCCAGCTTAGAAGCTGGAATGACTGCGCGGACTACCAGGCCCTTGACAACGAGGCGTTGGTAGTTCCAGTCCACTCTCCCTGTGCGTTCAACACCGAGAAAGGAGAACCTGCCCAGCAGAGGAGATGTGTCAGCGACATTAGGCATTGGGATTCTCATTTTCCCAAGTCTATCGTCGAGGTATCGTGCGGAATTCCATAGGCCAGCTTTGTAAAGCTGATTCCTAAAAGAAAACGCAGATACAAGCTCCTGAACGTCCGTCGGTCGGGATGGGAATTTCTTCCGCATGCGAACGATAGTGATATCGTCACCTGCATAGAAATCCCGTCCGCAAGATTCCCGGAATTTGCCACTCCAGAAACTCTTGCTAGCGTTGACTCGAATCCCAAAAGATTCAAGTACAGCCACGACCGAGGATACGAACTCTACAGGGATGATAATATCATCTCCGTAGACACGCACCTTGCCAAGCATGGATTGAACATCATGCTTGGTAATCGGGCGCCTGAGCTCTCTCTCAATCCCCATGAAGATCATGGTCGTAAAGACCATAGCTTCGAAAGGGAAGCAGAGAGCTGAACCCATGGACGCGTGCTTGGCGAGGCGTATAACGCCATGGCCTGGCACATCAGCCTTCCGTGACCTACAGGCGTCGACTGCCTCAAGAGTATGAGGGAATCGAGCCAGAAGGGCACGTACATGCTGATTCGAGACACGATCGGACGCTTCGCTCAAAACGAGCGTAGCGAGGGTCCCATCACGGGACCCTCTCTGGGCGAGGAGTTGATTAGGCTCCTGACTCTTGAGTCCAATGAGGTTCCGGGAGATGTCATCCTCCCAGATCGCCTCCGCGAGAATTGCCAAGAGGCCTTGCTGCACATATTGCATGCAGGTTGGCTCGATGGCAATTACGCGTGGTGTCTTGAGCGTTTTTGGTACGAGAACTACCCGAACGGGTTGTTCCCTACCAGGTTCGAGGTACTGTACGGTGGGAAGTTTGGCCTCAGCCGACTTCCAGCTGGTACAAAGCATTTCCCATGCAGGGAATACTCTGTCCAGCCGCTCTGTCCAACAATACTGACGCCACTTCGCGTTGCCGCGGAGTTTGTCAGCAGTGTTGCCAGGGCCATGCTTTGGGATGATCCTGCCATCGTAGACATCATTCTCTACGGTAGACAGGGCCCGTGCCCAGAGCAGAGTGCTAATTCTCTGAAAATCTTCGCGTTCAACGCCAAGAAATCGAGAATCCGCATCCCGTACGTCCTGCTCACACTCAAGAAAATTTGATATTGCCCGACGATTCCTCGCATCGCTGCAAGGAATCTCAATCTTGGCGAACATCAGCGTAAGCTGACGTATCGCCCAGATTGCGGTCACATCAGGATTCTTGAGCAGACGACCCGAACAACGGTCGAACACTTGATCAAGGAAACCTCCGAGAAATCGGGGGAGACCCCCAGACCTAGTGAAACCTAGGAACTGGTCGTGATCGACATGACCTTGGTCCAGACTTTTTTGGAAGTCTTTTCCATAGTCAGCCAGGGTTATCGTCAAAAACGATAACCCCTCGTGTTCGACACGCCTCTCGATCGTTTTGAGATCGAGAGTGGTGCTCGTACCACACCATGTCCCCAAATCTTTGAGGACACACTGAACGAACAGCATCAGGCTTTTCATGCAACCCCTTTCAGCAAGGGTGAGGCATCCTTAGCCATGACGCTAGCCGATTGGTTTTACCCAATCAGCCTGTGCTCCATCTATCCAGGATCAGGCCTCGCGGCCAAGAACCTTGGAAGTGATGGAGGGCGTGCCGGACAGCAGGTAGTTGGTGAGACCATCAACGACCTGCTTGGCCTCTGCGACTGTATAGCCGACAGAAGGCCAGTCGATCACAGTGTACGTCGACATCGAATACTCCGCATTTACGGAGGAGTCGAACGGCGTAGGCGCGATCTTCCGGTGGTCCAAACGAACGACTGTGCGGCGCCGCTTCCCATTCGTCTTCGAGTGGGAGACAGTAGCCGTCACCAGTCCATCGGCGCTCTGGAAAACACCAGAGTCGATGGATTGGCCGATTCTCGGAAGAGAAACGGCAGAACCGATCGTCACAGACTGCGGATCGGCAAGAGCCATAGCACTGTCCTTTCAGTATAGGACACGATGGACGAACGCCCATCATGACGATCCTAAAGGATCGGATTAGCGACGCTTGCTTGCAACTCTCGTTGCTGCAAGCGAAGCCAGGATGGCATTCTGCCTGGCCGAAAACGAGCCAGGATTCTTGCCAAAGCCGTAGGCCGTGGACTGCACGCGCTGCTTTCGAGTTTCCACGAAAGTAGTCGTCACAGGTGGGTAGGTGCCCATTGAATGACGGGCACCGGTCACGGTGAGTGTACGTGTTGTGACTTGCGTCGACATCACATACGCCCACCTGATCACGAGACTATCTGAAGACAGGGCACAAGCATTGTGGAGAACATCCCCAATGTTGAATACCCAATCAGATAGCCAGGACCACGGTGCAACGTTCCATAGTACCTCCGGATCAATCCGGATACCCAACAAGTACTTTGCTTGTTGAGCGTACCTCTCCATCTTCCCTGTTAGTCCATCGGGATCATGGAGATAGTACGAGTACGCGCCGCTAAACCAGACCTTATGGTCTAGTGTAACGACATCATGGAGCGTGCCACCTAACCCGAAAGGATGAAGTGAATCAAAGTTACTACTGTTATCAGGGCTACCAATAGCCCCTGACGCAGTAGCATCCCGAATAACACTTCTTTCTTCCGGGAACTCCCATCGCCTCCGGACGATTCGTCCAGAGTCTCTAGCCAACTGTCGAACCAACTTATCAGCGTTAAGAACGCTAGTAAGAAGGTTACGAAGATCGGCCACGAATGGTTTCCATCCGAACTCGACGTTAAGGTATTCATCTCCAAGATCCTTGAAGATGATTGTCTTAAGTCTGAGCAAGGACTCGCCAAAAAGGCGAGGGAAACCTTCGTAGACGAACTCCACAAGGGCAGTGGCCAGATCAGATGTGGGGTTGGTGGGAATCGTATTAGCGATGGCCTTAGTACCATAACCATTAAGGTTAGGTACCGATGTAGGCCACCAGCCAAATACGCCACCAGTGCCTTTACTCCAATCCACATAAAGTGGAAAGGAGTACCTCTTCGTCCTCCCTGCGTTTTCAATGTGATACCTCTCATGAGAAAAGAGAATATCACGTCGTAGAGAAGAGAAGGGGTGACCGGCATCCGAGGGATTAGAGAGATCCCGATTCTCCAAAAACCAGCCGCGAAATGCTTGCTGGAAGGAGGTCGGGATCATCTCATCATTCTCACTCGGACCCCAACGACCAGTTCGAAAACTGGTCGTGGATTGGTCTGACTGGAACATGCCTGGGTTGCCAGTGATGTTTATGTCACCGGTAGACCAGGTACCAGAGATGTACTTCTTATACCTTGTAATAGGCATAGGAGTATTTCTCTTCCATGTTACCATGCCAGCCATGGTCCTACCTCTCGGCTTGTTCGAACAGGCCCGCTCTGTAAGAGGAGAATCTTGCAGCCTCACGGCTACTGGATTCTTGGGATTCTCCTTGAATCCCACAGAGAGGGGGTGAGTAGTGAATGCTTATCACGCATTCCTACTGGTACGAGTACCGGGGTGGCCCCTAAAGGGG